AGAACATAAAATGATTGCAGGAGATTATAGCAAGTACGATAAGAAGATGATTTCAGACTTGATTCTGGAAGCATTTTGGATTATTATCGAATTACATCGACATGCCGGATGGCAGGATGAGGATTTAAGAGTCATGTGGGGTTTAGCTACTGATACAGCCTTTCCATTAATAAATTTTAATGGAGATCTGGTTGAATTTTTTGGAACTAACCCTTCTGGGCACCCTCTTACTGTCATTATAAATTCTTTAGTCAACAGTTTATATATGCGGTGGATGTATTTGCGTTTGAATCCTGATAAAGAATGTTATTCTTTTAAGAGTAATGTGAATTTGATGACATATGGTGATGATAACATCATGGGAGTTAGTGATGATGTACCATGGTTCAATCATACTGCGTTACAGAATGAATTAGCAAAATTTGGTATAACATATACCATGCCAGATAAAGAAAGTGCGTCTATCCCCTATGTACATATTGAGTCATGCGAATTTTTAAAACGTAAATGGAGATTTGACGACACTTTGGGGTATCATGCTTGTCCACTAAACCTTTCATCAGTTTTAAAGAGTATGACAGTGTGGGTTCCATCTTCTGAGGTGTGTGCCGAACAGCAATTTGTTGAAATTATGGTCAGTGCTAATATGGAAGCGTTTTTCCATGGTAAGGAAGTTTTTCTAAAATATAATAAATTTTTCAATAAAATTTTAGAAGAGCAGAAATATTCTGTCTATTTGCCTAATGGGTTGGCACGATGGGATGATTTCGTTGAGAAATTTAAAATCGTGTAAGACACTTTAGGTCAAGCCATTGATCCTTAAAATGTTGGCTGCTGGATGCAATTTCCAGGGTATGGGTTGATACCCCATATCATGAAAAACTATCGCTAAAAATATACGAGGTATTTCTCACTGTGGAATGAGAAAGTGTCGCGGGTTTGACACTAGAAAACCCATTCAGTTATATACTGTCTTATTAGGTTTTAAAATTCAGTCTCAGGATTCTGTTGAAGAGGGTGACTCCTATCCTCAGAGCTATGGTACTGACGATGGGCAACACGAAAATTTGACTTTTGCGGATTCTTCAGCAACTAATTACGATAATACATCTAATCTCGGTAACTTTGGACCAATAGTTAATGTTTCTAAACACACGGATTTGGGACAGTTTCTTTCTCGTCCAACCCTAGTTGACACGAGATCATGGTCTACTTCTGATAGTGTTGGACCTTTGGATGGAAATTTTTTGTACATATGGCACTCACTATTAAGTGATACTGTAATAAAACGAAAAATTGAGAATTATGCTTTTATGAAGGCTACTTTATGCATTAAGATGTTAATTAATGGTACGAAATTTCATTATGGTTGTCTTCGTGCATCATATGAGCCTTTAGCTGAAGCATATCCAAAACGGTATGACTGGCATCCAGTGGCTACTGGTTCATCATATGCTGTAAGAATAGCTTACGATCAAACACCTGGAGCTTATTTGGATCCTTCGGATAATACTGGAGTGGAAATAAGAGTGCCTATGTTGTACAATCGTGAATTTGTACCACTGAAGTCTGCTAGCGACGTTCAAGACTTGGGTAAATTGCGTTGGGTAGTCTTTGAACCACTTAAGGTTGCTAACACAGGAGCTACCACAACATTGACCATTTCAACATATGCTTGGTTGGAAGATATTAGTCTTTCGGGTTCAACAAATGCATTGACTCTCCAATCTAAGGATGAGTATGATGAAGCTGGTGGTCCAGTTTCAGCACCAGCTTTGGCTATAGCAAAAGTTGCCAGGAGTTTGACAGATGTCCCCATTATTGGTAGATTCGCTAGAGCAACCGAAATGGGTGCTAGTGCTGTTGGGAGTATAGCTAAATTATTTGGTTTTACTAATGTCCCAAATATACAGGATGTACCTCCGATGTCAGCACTTGCTGCACCACATATAGCTAGTTGTCAGATATCTGTTCCTTATCAGCCGCTTAATCTACAACCAAAAGCTCAGATCAGTATTGATCCGTCTTTGCACGGTTTGGATCAAAAGGATGAGTTAGCAATTTTGAATATTGCAACTAAAAAATGCTTTTTTTCATCAGCTACTTGGACAACATCGAATAATGTCGGAGACTGTCTTTTCAACACTTTAGTTAATCCGGCGACGTCATATGCTGGTAGTGTTTCACAGGGATCTCCTGCTACAGTAAGAGGTCATTGTGTGCAGCATACTCCTCTTTCTTTTGCTGCCCAGTATTTTAGTGATTGGCGTGGTGATTTGATTTATACTATTAAAATTATTAAATCAAAATTCCATTCTGGACGCTTACGTGTGACGTGGGATCCAATGGCTTCTGATTCTAGCGTCGTTCCACCTGCTAACACTGTTTATAATACGATTATCGATTTGTCAGATAAAGATGAGTATGAAATAAGAGTTCCTTGGTTTTTCCAAACTAACTATGCTCGTGTGAGGGGAGTTACGAACAATGTATGGGCTAATGGTACTGCTAGAACTGCTGTTCCGCTTTATGATAATGGAGCTTTAAATATATCAGTTTTGACTCAATTGGCAGCTCCGCTATCTAGTGCTAGTGTAGGAATTCTTGTTTATGTTCGAGCCGCAGAAAATTTTCAAGTTAATAATCCTTGTGTTCCTTCTATAACGTCCATGTTCCAGATCCAATCTAAAGAAGTTGTCGATTTTGAAGTTCCAAATTCGCCAGATGCGGGACCAGTCATGAAACAGTATGGAGCTCCTATAAATTCCTTGCGGGAATTAGCTAGGCGCTCTCGATTAATGGATAGAGTGCAGTGTCCATCATCATCCGCTACCAGTGGTTTTAGATTTCTTAAAAGTGTTCCACATCTTCCCATTGGACCAGGTTATGATCCTAGTGGGAAATCCACTGCTAATTGCATATATCAGGGAGGAACTTTCGCTTATAACTTCACCTGTAGTGAATTTTTTCCTTCCTTGTTATCTGCATATGCTGGGGTTTTTGGATCTTTTAACTACACTTTTGTAATGGATCCTGGAGGAACAGGTTTAGCTTACGATGCATATGTACGTAGGGAAAATTCTCGCAAGCAGACAAATGCCACAATTGGAACCATTGAAGGAGAAATCTTTTCTGCTGATTCATTAAGTTCAGCTCGCCGACAATTATCTCGTTATGGTGAGGTGGACAATGGAGGTGCTATATCTTCTTGTGGTGTCAATAACACTCTGCAAGTAAACATGCCATATTTGAACATATATTCATTCTTTAGTACTGATCCTTATCGAGTTTTATCGATGGATACACCTACTCGTTTTCCTGATGGTCATGAATATATTAGTCTCGAATTTATAGCATGGATCAAGCAGTTTACTGCTCTTGATAGTTCTAAAAGAGTTACGTTATCAACATATGTTTCAGCTGGTCCTGATTTTCAGGTATTGCAATGGGTATTTCCTGCAACTTGCTTTTCCTACGCCACCAGTCCAACGGCTGGCTAAAAATATTATAAATATTTGCTTTAAAAAATTCTGTTGTGATCGGAATTTTTACACTCATGATGAGTGTTTTTGTAATCATTGAAGAGTCTTTATTAAGACTTCTATTGTGAAAATTTAATGTTTTATACATTTACATATAGAGGTCTTAATGATCTCTTATGTATCCTACGGGTTTATGTAACAATGGAAGTCACAGATTTTAATAATGGTTTTTTCTTTGATGAAGTCATTTTA